GCGATCACGGACTATATCGTCGGGTATTACAGCTCGCTAAGGCCGCATGGGTATAACGGTGGGTTACCCCCAAACGAATCGGAAAACCGATACTGGAAAAACTCTAACTCGGTGGCCAGTTTTTGTTGACCACTTCAATATGGCAGGGCCGGGCTTACTCAGCCTATCCGATCGCCGTCGAAGGTTTTGAAACCAAGTCAGAAGGCACATATTCGCGACCGACGATGAAGGTAGCAAACATCACCGGTCTGATTACTGGCATCAACCACGATTTCGATGACGCTCTGGGCGCCGTTGTAACTCGCCGGCAGGTACTTGTGAAGAATCTCGACGCGGTGAACTTCCCTAACGGAAATGCTGATGCCGATCCGACCATGGAGGCTGTTTCGCGCTACGTCATTGAGGAGATGGCTGAAGAGACCTTCGAAACGGTGACTTACAACCTGGCGACGCCGGTCGACTGCGACAATGCGATCATCCCGGCCCGCACTATCCTCGCAGACGTATGCCAGTGGGTTTACCGCAGTGATGGTTGCGGCTATTCCGGTCCGGCTGTGGCTGACGAGAAAGACAATCCAACCTCCGATATGTCGAAAGACAAATGCTCAAAGCACCTGAGCGGCTGTGAGTTCCGTTATCCCAAGCCAAACCCAAAACCGTACGGTGGCTATCCCGGATCAGCGAAGGTGTCATGATGATTGAGACTGAATGCCTGCAGTATGCAGCAACGTCCGGTGATGAAGTCTGCGGCCTGATTATTGATGGCAGGCGTTTATGGCGTTGCCGCAATGTGCATCCTAATCCGGCGCGCAACTGCCGAATTGACGATTCGGACTGGCTTGAAGCAGAAGCGGCGGGAGAAATCACCGCCGTTTTTCATTCTCATCCAGAGACGAAACTGGTTCTGTCTGCTGCCGATCGCAGCTCGCAGCTGGCTACCGGCATCGACTGGTGGTTAGCCAGCGACGGCCGCCTTCGCAAATTCCGTCCAGTGCCGCACCTGCTGGGCCGACGCTTCGAGCACGGCGTGACGGACTGCTACACGCTTTTTCGCGACGCCTATCATCTCTGCGGCATCGATCTGCCTGACTTCGAGCGAAGTAACGGCTGGTGGGTCCGCGGCGAAAACCTTTACCTGAAAAACATGGCGGCCAACGGCTTTAGTGAAGTCGGCTTTGAGGCCATCCAGCCCGGCGACGTAATCATCAGGCGCGCTTTTCCTGAGTGCGACCCGTGTCACGCGATGATCTGGCTGGGTGAAAACACCATCCTGCATCACGAAGTGCATGGCCGGTTAAGCCGCCGCGAGCCACTTCGTCAGCTTCACGTTCCTCTTATTCACTCCATCTGGAGACACGAACAATGCTCACTTTTGGATTTGCGGGGAATTTACGACGACATTTCCGCCAGATCGATTTGAACGTCGACACGCCAGCGCAGGGGCTTCGGCTGCTGCTGGCGCAGTGCCCTGCGTTTAAACGCGATTTCTACCAGACCCGGCTGCGCATGCGCATAGACGGCAGCGACATTTCCGGCGACACCCTCGAATTTCACATGAACCGCCATCTGAAAGACGGCGCCAGGGTGCTTTTCGTCCCGGTTGTTGAAGGCTCCATTACGGCTGTGGCCGCGACATGGATCATGGTCGCAGTGACTGTCGCATCGGTGGCCTATTCGCTTTATATGACCTCGCATATGAAGACGAGAACATCAGCAGATCAGGACACAAACTCCATCACAAACAACTCTTTCACCAGCGCGGAAAACCGAATCGGGCAGGGCCGGCCGGTGCCCCTTCTGCTGGGTGAAATGGTCGTAGGCAGCAACGTTATCAGTCTCGGTATCGACACAACCAATAATCAGGACTGGGACATTTCAATTAGCTAAGGTGACAGCATGAGTTCAGGCGGCGGTGGCGGCAGCACTCCAAAATTAATCGACGATAACCTCAAATCAAAGCAGTTCCTCCGCGTTCTTGACCTTATCTCAGAAGGGCCGATTTACGGTCCGGTAGACCAGAGTAATCTTTCCTCTTTCATGCTTAACGACACCCCTGTTACTGATGCCGCAGGCGGGGTGACCATTAATGGGGTAAGCGTCGCCTGGCGACCCGGAACCGCATCACAGGCGCCAATTAATGGCTTCAATACGGTTGAAGCCACGACGGTCGTTAATACTGCTGTAACGCAGTCAACGCCTCTTGTTCGCACCGTGACAGACACTGATGTTGATCGCGTACGTATGAACATCGGCGTCTCCGGACTGGTTGAGCAGGACACCAAAGGCAACCAGCACGAAACCACCGTATCTATGGTTATCGAGACTCGAGTGGGTGCCGGGTCATGGCAAATACAGAAGACAGTAACCATCCGTGGCAAACAATCCGGTGAGTACCTTGAAGCCCACCTTATTGATGCTCCTCAGACGAAGCCTTTTGATATCCGCCTGCGTCGCATCACACCAGACAGCACCAGTGATTTACTGACCAACGGGACTATCTGGAACAGTTACACGGAAATTACTGACGATAACCTCTCTTACCCCTATGCGGCCATTGCCGGCTGTGTGGTAGACCGTGACCAGTACACCGATACGCCAACACGCACCTATCACCTGCGCGGCCTGATTGTCGATGTGCCGGATAACTATGACCCGATCGCGCGCACTTACGCTGGCATATGGACGGGGGGGTTCAAGTCAGCCTGGACGAATAACCCCGCGTGGATCTTCCGGGCGCTGGTTAAAAACACCCGTTACGGCCTGGCGAAGCGCGCAGGCTATATCGACGTCGATGACGGCAGCCTTTATGTGCTGTCGCAGTTCTGCGATCAGCTGGTCGATGATGGCTACGGCGGCAAAGAGCCTCGCTTTATGCTCAACGCCTACATCACCGAGCAGAAGAGTGCGCGCGAGCTGCTTGACGACATCGCCGGGATGTTCCGTGGCATTGCTCTGTGGGACGGCATGCGCTTCTCCGTGATGCTGGACAACCCGCAGGACCCGGTCGCCTCGATCACCAATGCAAACGTGGTAGACGGCCTGTTCACCTACAGTGCGATGAAGCGATCAGAGCGCTATAACGCTGTCATCGTATCCTGGACCGACCCGAACAACGGCTGGGCGCAGGTGAAAGAGTACGTTTCCGACGATGCGCTCATTGACCGCTACGGCTATAACGAAACTACCATGGAGGCCTTTGGCTGTACGTCGCGTGGCCAGGCGTTTCGTACAGGTAAATGGCTGATTGAGACCGCAAAGCGAGAAACCAAAAAGACTACGTTCAAGATGGCGCGCGAGGCCATTCGATTTATCCCCGGCGATGTTGTTGAGGTTCTCGATAACAACTATGCAGCGACGCGCCTGGGCGGGCGGATCATTTCTCATTCGGGCACATCCATCACGGTAGACGCGGACGTTTCTGAGCTGGCTGGCTCTGGTGACACCATGTCTTTGATGGGGGCTGACGGGAAGTTTACCAAGCACGCGATTGCCGGCGTCGCGGGAAGTATCATCACGCTGAAATCTGCGCCTGCCTGGGTAAAAGATGGCACTGTGTTCGTCATCTCAACGGGTGAAGTTGCACCGCGTCTTTTCCGCATCATGGGCATCTCCGAGGATGACAACAACTCGGTGTACAGCATCACGGCTACGCTGCATGACCCGAACAAGCAGGCAGTAGTTGATGACGGTGCCGTATTCGAAATGCCCAACGATACGCTGAACGGGTATCGCGTCCCGAACATCGAAAATCTGCGGATCATCAATACGAACAGTGAAACCGTCCAGGTAACAGCGACGTGGGAAACGGCAACGCTCACGAAGAAAATCGTGTTCGAGCTTTACGTTTACACTACTGACGGCAGAGTGGTAGCGCAGTACGAAACGGATCAGTTCCGGTACGAATTTTATGGCCTGGATGCAGGGAATTACACGCTGGGTGTGCGCGGACGCAATGAGAACGGCATGAAGGGAGCGGAAACGCAGGTCAGCCTGGTTATCGGAGCGCCGGCGGCACCGACTTTTGTGCAGTGGAACCCCGGCATCTTTTCTGCAGACATCGTTCCTGTAATGAGCGTCAGCGCGACAACTGACACGACCTTTGAGTTCTGGTTCACCGGAGAGGTACCAGCAACCAGCATCGGCAATGTGGAGATTGAGGCGCAGTTTCTGGGGCGCGCTTCACAGTGGACACTGCACGGGCTCAAGGCTGACAAAACCTACTACATGTACGTACGCACTAAAAATGCGTTCGGTGTGTCGGCGTTCGTTCAGGTATCGGGTCAAGCGTCATCTGATATTCCTGGCATGCTCGAGTATATTGATGAGCAAATCAGGAAGTCTGAGACCTTTGAGCGTCTCAGCGGTCAGATCGACACGAATATCGAGGGCATGCTGCAAAATGCGCTTGATAATAACTCGTCAGTTGATCATCAGTTCCAGCAGTACGGAGAAGTCAGAGCCGATATTTTGACGGTCCGCACGACCATCGCCGACGTGAATAAAGCGATGGCTGAGCAAAATACCCTCGTGCAGGCTCAAATCGGTGATCTGACGTCTTCAGTTAATCAGAAGCTGACTGCTACCGTAAATTCTGACGGAACCGCCAGCGCTTTTTATGATGTTGGACTGCAGATTCTTCGAGGCGGAAATTATTACAAAACTGGCATGGCAATGGGGATCGAGCCCTCAGGAAGCAGCTATAAATCAACTATAGCGTTCAGTGCCGATAAGTTTGGTATTTACTCCGGCAATTCTCCTGGCAGTTATCAGCTGGCCTTTGCTGCATTGAATGGTCAGGTGTTTATTAACGATGCACTCATCAACTACGCATCAATTACCTTGGCAAAAATAGGTTCATTCTATTCGTCTAATTATGTGGTAGGCCAGACGGGAACAATTATGAAATCGGATGGGTCATTCGAATTTAACGGGTCAGTTCCGGGTCAGGGCAGGTTTGTTTTGAATGGTGCTCGCATGGTCTGGTACAACACAAATAACCAGCCAACGGCTGTTTTTGGAGCGGCGTTATAATGGCAGGAGGATTTCAGACATTCATTAACGGCACCGCTTTCGATGCTGTAAATTCCATGTCTTATAACTTCATAGCGGACGTGGCGACGATATCTGGCACAAGCAGTGAAACATACAACCTTGCTGGATTTAACCTCAGTGCGGCAATAATCGGAGGTCGTACTTCGGCTGGAGGGCAGCAGATAATATATGGGGTCTCTGTTTCCGGACAGACTGTATCATGGAGCGGAGTAGACACTGCATCAAAATTGATTGTAACGGCTACTGCTGCTACAACACTTAATTATGCCGGCTTCGTTTATAACGATTATTCCGTGAATCCACCGGTGTTTAAGCTGGCTCCGAATTTCACTCCTTTTAACCTGGTGCAGGTAATAGACTTAACTCCAGGCTTTGACCAGATTGTGCAGACCAATGTGCCGGCCACCATGTCGATGGTGGCTTTTCACAGGAGCACTGCCGGATCTGGTTTCGATCATGTCTGGTGGTATGAAATAAACCAGAACGGATACTGGGCTCTGCAATTTCGTCCTAACTTTGGATCCGCTATGGGACCGACGCGAATCTACGTTTTTGCAAAGATGATGGTGAATGTGCCACCGGGCGGCTTCTTCATGTATAACAATGGAGTTATGGTCTGGCACAGCAACTGCCTGCCGTTGCAGATGCAGACTGGTTCAACAACCAATGCAGGGCAGCCAGTAGCAATTACGCCCGGAGTTTCTGTAGTGTTATCTATTCCCAGTGACCCTGCATTCCCGAATATCGGAACTCGCCGTTATAACTGCTACAGCGCAGGAATAAACACCTCAGGGAACTGGGAGGCCTCAGGTGGGGATATATACGCATCCGCATTTTACAATAACCCTTCTAACACAGGCTTACCGCCGGGTTACTCGTGCGGGCCGCCTGGGTTCATTTATACAAATGCATATGACAGCTACTACCGCCAGGCTTTAGGGGTGTAACTTGTCACACGACGACGTGTCAACAAACTGTGATTTATCTGCCCATGTGTAAAAAGGGTTTCCCGCAAGATACCTTCCTTCTTCCATCTTGAATACAGCTATATCGTATTTCTGTTTATAAATTACTGCCTTGTTATAGCAAAGGGGAGGGGAGCTAGATAAGCAACCTACCAAAGACATTGCAACACAAATGATAGTAATTACCTTTTCCATTTAAATATCCTTTTTTGATTATGTGCTGATTATAAATCATGCACAGATTGGTTGATGAAGCGAATAAGTAAGATTTACGAATTTATTTTGCCAAATGAAATTAACTGGAAACCATTCCAAATAAACCCGGCCACTGTGTCGGATTTTTTATTGCCCGGAGAAAACTATGCCAGCAGGCACTATTACCCTGACAAACAATTCAGCCACTGTTACAGGCTCAGGAACTAGCTTTACGACAGAGCCGAAAGCGAATGACTTCATTGTGGCCGTAGTGGGGGGCGTCACTTATACGCTAGGTGTTCAGTCTGTGAATTCTGCTACCAGCGTGACGCTCACAACAGCATACGGCGGCCCCACAACTTCCGGGCTTGCATGGAATGCGGTAGCGAACGCCGCACTTGTTGGCATTACGGCACAGGTTGCAGCGGATGTAGCTAAGGCTATTCGAGGGCTCAATCTTGATAAAGCGAACTGGCAGCAGGTTTACAGTGCGTCAGGAAATATTACGGTCACTTTGCCGGATGGCAGCCAATATAGCGGACCATCATGGAATAGCGTTGTTAACTCTGTTTCGGGGAAAATGGATAAAAGCCAGAATCTTAGCGATCTGGCAGATAAACCTACTGCTCGATTTAACCTAGGCTGGGTTAATGGTGCTTTGCCTATATCATTGGGAGGAACCGGCGCTACCGATGCGGGAACAGCGAGGGCAAATCTCCTAAATAACGCTATCAACTGGGAGTTAATGAATACAGAAATGCGACGGTATGCATTTGCTGCTGGTCGTCAAAATGCCAACTTACAGGGGGCCGGGGTATGGTCATTTAACAACACCCCTTTTGGTTATAATGAACAATATGGATTATGCATTCAGGTAAACAATCGGTCAGATAGCTCTGGAGCCGCAGGCACGGGAGTATGGCAACATTATCTTGCACTGTGCACCAGCGGTAACATTCTCTATGTGACTAATATTAACGGCATCTATTCTGCACGTAAGCTTTATTCCACATCCAATACCACCACAAACTCAAGCGGTGCGCTTGTTCCTGCGTCGCCGATAGTGCGCATCGTCAATAACCGAGACACATCGAATCGAAGCGACCTTCTGGGCGTTAACAATGAAGAATACACATGGACTACTGTTCGAGGTCTGTGCAATGAAGAATCTAAAGGTTGCACAGTGTCCCGGACCGATACGGGCACCTACCTGATTAAGGGTGCTATTGGCCTGGCTAAAGACCTCTGGTCTGTGATGGACTGCGGCAATGGTCAGGGTCGCATCATTGCTTTGGCGGAAGCCGAGGAAACAGCAGAAGGTGTAGTAGTCCGTTGCTACAAGCAAAAATATTCCCTTACTGATGATGGCGATTTGACTGTTGTCAAGGGAGCGCTCATTGATATCCCGGATGAAACGTGGATTGATGTTCGTTTAGAAATGCCGGCAGACTCAGCGTACAACCTGCGCCAGCAGGAGGTGGCAATTCAGATGCAGGCTCAAGCTCAGGATGAAGGAAATCCCGACGCATAAAAAAGCCCCGGCGGCGGGGCTATCTTCCTTATCAGAAAACCTCTGTTAATCGCGCGAATTGCTATTGCTAACGCTGACCTTTAATTTTCTGTCAGTTGACTTAGATATTATAAGCAAGCTTATAACAAGTGCCAGAGAAAATATTATAAATAGGGAGATGATTCCGGCGGCTAAGTACGTATTTTGATTAGTAAACTGCCATTGCAGCAATAGCGATTTAACCGGGTCGAAAAGGGCCGCTAAAAGTGGGCAAATGGTGAGCATTAGGCTTGCGTATTTAGATAATGTAGCCTCTGAATTTAGGAGGCCTCTTCTGTCAAATCGAAATAGGTGGAGGAGAGCAACAACACAGTATGCGATATTTATCACAAAAAGCACTAAACTCCACAGCGCTTTATCATCTGCATACATTAAATCTGTATTTGAAAGAAGACCGATTAACGAAAATCCGACAACATAAAAATAAGATATTCCAATAACGAATAGCAACCATACTTTAACGCGATTAATAGCCATAGTGAGTCCTTTCAGTAAAAGAATGAGTGAATTAAAGTAGCACGGCATCAAGATACAACAACGTGAAAAAAATTCACAACAGCAGAACGACAAGAGCGTTACTGAATTTATAGTAAAATCGATACATTCTCAGCAACTGAGCTGCTACGTACCGCGCCTGTTTCAGCTATCTGCGACGTGGGTGACTACAATGTATCCGTTCACGCCGATACCTTCCGAAAAAAAATCATGCGCATCATGTCCATTACAAAAGCCCAAACGCAGTCGCTTGCCAAAAATCACGCCCGCTATTACTGTATTTATATACAGTAATTTTGCAGAGTAGATTATGCCACGCCAATACGAAATAGGCTCAGCATTCAACAATGCCATCAAGCTCGATGCCCGCGGGCGCCGGATAGTCAACACTGAGAGCTTCCGCCTTAAGCTTGAGAAGGTAAATCACGTCTGGCCTCTGGAAGAGTGCAACCGGTGGATTAAGCGATATCAGCCTTTCTTCTTTGAGCTCGTTACAGACGGTGGAGAGAACAAGACGTGGGCCCTGCGCAACATGGGGTATGTGAGATGAGCGCGTTCCGCATAGAAACGCCTGACGGGTTTGTTATCGTCGACAGTGGCGTAAAGATGAGGCCCGGGGACGAAGTGGCGTTTCAGTACGACGGCTATCCGATGGTCGGCAAGCTGTTCGCTTCCGGACTGATAACGCAAGACGGCGAAACTATCGATGGGGAAGGGCTAGAGGGTATCATCGTGCTGGGTAAAGTTACTGCCACGATTGTCGATGATAATGATGAGTGCCGGCCGACGATCTGAGCGCAGCAACTTCCGCTCTCATTTTGGGCTTCACGTTGACAAGCTGGTAACGCTGTCTGAAGATTCATCCTAAATGACAGGCATTTTTTTATTTAGTACATCCGTTAGTACATAATTTTAATTGCGCGCACAGAAAATATTAATAAGTTATTGATAGGTAAGTAAAATAGACATAAAACAGCTGATATACCTCTGCAACCTCGAGCGAGAGCGCCATTTCGGCCGTGCGGCTGAAGCCAGCTTCGTCAGCCAGCCGACGCTCTCTATGCGTCTGAAAAACCTCGAGCGTGAACTCGGCCTGTCGCTAATCAACCGCAGCAATAACTTTGTCGGCTTTACGCCGGAAGGGGATCGGGTGCTGGCGTGGGCGCGGGAGATCGTATCGGTCTATCAGGGCCTGAAGCTGGAAGTGGAGTCGTTAAAGCACGGCGTTAACGGCACGCTGCGCATCGGCGTCATGCCGCAGTGCAGCGTGGCGCTGCCCGATCTGCTGAAAAAAGTGCAGAGCCGCTACCCGCAGCTTAACTACCGCATCGCCGCGCTAAGCGCCGATCAGCTGCTGGAGGCGCTCAACAGCCATACGGTCGACGTCGGCATCGGCTTTTTCGAGCTGGCGACGCTGCGCGAACTGCACTTTCAGACGGCGTTTCTGCCTGAGCGCGGCGTCGAAGCGATATTCGATCCGGCGCAGTTCCCTGAACTGCTGGGCGACGAGCCGCTGTCGCTCGCTGCGCTGGCCGCCTTGCCGCTCTGCCTCTCTGAGCCGACCCGCTATTTTCGCCGCTATCTGGATATGGCCTTCCGCGAGGCGGGGCTGACGCCGCAGGTGATGGTGGAGAGCGCAGCGATCCTTGAACTGGTGCAGAGCGCCCAGGTGGGGCTGGGGGTGCTGGTGTCGCCTGTCGGCCACCTGCTACCGTCAATGCTGCAGGGCATGGCGCAGCGGCCGATAGCCATCACCACTATGGCGCGCCAGGCGGCGCTGGTCATTGCCGAACCGGGTCGCGCCTCGCCGCTTTCACAGCACTTCTTCGACGAGGCGCGCAGCCGCCTTGAGGGCTACGCCGCTTCGCCCATGGCGTAAAACAGTCGACTGTTCCAGTTGCCGATCGCCACCGCCTGGATCAGGGCGAACAGCGCATCCGGCTGCCAGCCTTCGTTAACCAGCGGCTGCAGATGCGCGGCGCTGAAACGCTCCGGCGAACGGGTCAGCTGCGCCGCCAGCGCAACGATGCGGCCCTGGGTCGTCGGCTGGTCGGCGGCGTCATCTACCGACGCCAGCAGCACCTCGCGAACCTCATCCGGGAAAAACTGAAACGCCCAGCGGCTGCCGAGCGCGCGCGCGCAGGTCGCCTCCGCCAGCGGGGTAAAGGCGGTCGGGGCGATGCGCTGGCGCAGGGTTTGCCAGCCGTAGAGCGCGGCAGGGTCGTGCGCCAGCAGCCAGACCGCATCGGCGAGATCGGGACGCGGCTGGCAGAAGGTCACGGCAGCCAGCTGCTCGGCGCTGGCGTAGCGCAGCTCCAGCGGCTTAACGCCTGGTTTCCACAGGTGCTTTTCCGCAAAGCCGTCGCGGTCGGCGTCAGGCGGCGGCGTCACTCCCGGCAACCAGCGAACTGGCAGCGCCAGCAGCGCCTGTAAACCGGCCACCACGCGCGCCTGATAGCTGACGAAGCCGACGATCTGATTCAGCGTCACGATATCCGGCTCGGTCAGGCCAACGGCATCGAGCGCCCTGAGCGCCGCCGCGTTAATCAGCTCGGGCTGCATCGCCAGCTGGCGCGCATATTGCGTCAGCTGGGTCAGGCGATTATTGCTTTCGCGCGACGAGTCGGGGCCGGGCAGCGGATTAAGCCGCGCCGAGTAGTGATTGCACAGCCGCTGCACTCCCGCAACCTGCGCCACGGTCAGCGCGGTGCTGAGGCGATCGTAAAGGGTAAGTGTATGGGTCAGCGTCGCCGTCAGGCGATCGGGGAACAGCAGCTGGCAGAGATCGCGGGAGGCCAGCAGCATCGGCTGGCTGGCCTGCAACAGCGGCTGAAGCGCATTCGCCTCCTGCTGCAGGCCGAGCAGAAAACGGTCGTTAATAAGGGCTGCTTCGGGAACCAGCGGCTCGGCCTGAATGGCGTGCGGGCTGGTCTGGCTCTCGTAAAACCAGTGGTTGTGGCCAGGGTAGCGGCGTTGTTCCATGGTTATTCCTTTTGCAAATAACTGGCACGTCGCGCATGGCGTGAATCCGAAACCGTGACGCGCGCCCGGGGGCTGGCTTATCGTCGCTTAACGGCGGGGAAGGGCAAAAGACCGATCGGTGATAATTAATAGCGCGAAGCTATAAGGCGGGGAAAGTGAGCAAAAAAAAGGGCGAGCCAGGCTCGCCCTTGAAACTTATTTCAGTTCCAGCTCGTTCATCGCGGCGATGCTGAAGCCGCCATCTACGTGAACGATCTCGCCAGTGATGCCGCCGGCCAGGTCAGAACAGAGGAACGCCGCCGAGTTGCCGACGTCTTCGATGGTGACGGTACGGCGAATCGGGGTAACCGCTTCGCAGTGTGCCAGCATCTTGCGGAAATCCTTGATGCCTGACGCCGCCAGAGTGCGGATCGGACCGGCGGATACGGCATTGACGCGCACGCCTTCCGGACCCATCGCGTTCGCCATATAGCGCACGTTGGCTTCCAGCGACGCTTTGGCCAGACCCATAACGTTGTAGTTCGGGATCGCGCGCTCTGCGCCTAGGTAGGAGAGCGTCAGCAGGGCTGAATTCGGGTTCAGCATCTCGCGGCACTCTTTCGCCATCGCCACAAAGCTGTAGGCGCTGATGTCGTGCGCGATTTTAAAGCCTTCGCGGGTAACGGCGTTCACATAGTCGCCATCCAGCTGGTCGCCCGGGGCGAAGCCGATTGAGTGAACGAAACCGTCAAATTTTGGCCAGGTTTTTGCCAGCTCAGTAAACAGCGATTTGATGCTCTCGTCTTCAGCCACATCGCACGGCAGAACAATGTCTGAACCCAGTTCTTTAGCAAACTCTTCCACACGACCTTTCAGTTTGTCGTTCTGGTAGGTGAAAGCCAGTTCTGCGCCCTGCTTGTGCATCGCCTGCGCAATTCCGTAGGCAATAGAGAGTTTACTGGCAACGCCAGTAATCAGAATGCGCTTACCGGAAAGAAAACCCATAGCTGTAATCCTTATGGTCATTGTTGTTGGCGGTCGCATTGGTTAAAAAAAAGACGACCGACGTTAATCGACGTGCGGATTCTAGCACGTCTCAGGTAAATGGGGTAAACCAACCTGAATCAGGACTCGCGCCGCCAGGCTTCTGCGGTCAGCGCTTCGCCAAAGTGGCTGGTAATCAGTCGCTTAGTCAGATCGTGCAGCGGCGAAGCCAGCACGTCGGCGGTGCCGCCGCGCTCGACGACCTCTCCCTGATGCATCACCAGCACCTGATCGCTGATGTGCTTCATCATGCCGAGATGCTGCGTCACATAAATATAGGTGATGCCGTGCTGCTCCTGTAGCTCCAGCATCAGATTGACCAGCTGAGAGCGCATTGTCATATCGAGCGAGGCGAGGGCCTCGTCGGCGATAATCACCTTCGGCTGCAGGATCAGCGCGCGCGCCAGGCCGAGGCGCTGCTTCTGTCCCGGCGCCAGCATATGGGGATAGTAGCCGGCGTGATCGCGCAGCAGTCCCACCTGGCGCAGCGTGGCGATGATGCGCTTCTCGCGCGCTTCCGGCGTCAGATCGCTGTTCAGGCGCAGCGGCAGGTCGAGGATCTGGCTGACGCGCTGGCGTGGATTAAGCGACGTTGAGGGATCCTGAAAAATCATGCGGATGCGCTGGCTGCGGTAGCCGTAGTCGCCAAACTCCAGCGGATGGTCGTTAATCACGATTTCACCGGTGGTGGGTGCCACCATGCCGCTCAGCATTTTTGCCAGCGTCGATTTGCCGGAGCCGTTTTCGCCGATAATCGCCAGCGTCTGCTTCTCGCGCAGAATAAAGCTCACCGACTTCACCGCCTCGACGTGCTGGCGGCGAAAAAGTCCGGTGCGATAGCGGAAGGTTTTGCTCAGATTGCGCACTTCAAGCAGCGTCTCCATCTACTGCTCCTCCATATTCAGCGGAAAATGGCAGGCAAAAAGGTGCGTCTTGCTGCCGCTCAGGCGCGGGGTTTCCACGCATTTGCGCTGCGCATAGGGGCAGCGCGGGCCGAGCCGACAGCCGATCGGCAGGCTCTCCAGCGACGGAATAGCGCCGGAGAGGGTGTTAAGACGGCTCTTGTGCGGCAGCGCGCGGCCGAAATCGGGCATCGCACGGATCAGCGCCTGAGTATAAGGATGATGCGGCGTGGCGATCAGATCGTCGCTGCCGGCGGTTTCAACGGTCTGCCCGCAGTACATCACGTTAATGCGATCCGCCCACTGGCTCATGGTGCGCAGGTCGTGGCTAATCAGCAGGATCGTGGTGTTGTTGTTCTGGTTAAGGCGGCTCAGCAGGCGAAAAATTTGCGCCTGGGTCGTTGGCTCCATGGCGTTAGTAGGTTCGTCGGCGATCAGCAGCCGCGGCTGGTTGGCCAGCGCGATGGCGATCATCACCTTCTGGCATTCGCCTTCGGTCAGCTCATAGGGGAAGCTGCGCATAATATCTTTATGATCTTTAATGCCGACGCGGTGCAGCAGCTCAATGGCGCGCGTTTTGCGCCAGAACCAGAAGCGTCCCATCCACGCACCTTTATAGGTCCAGCGCGGAATCGCCTGCATCAGCTGGCGGCCGATGCGCTCAGAGGGATCGAGACAGGACTGCGGCTCCTGAAAAATCATCGACACGTTATGGCCGACGATGCGACGACGCTCGCGCGGCGACAGGCGCAGCAGGTCGATATCGTCGAACACCATGCGATCGGCAGTGACGCGCCAGTTATCTTTGGTCACGCCGCAGATCGCCTTCGCCACCAGGCTCTTGCCCGATCCCGACTCGCCCACTAACCCACGAACTTCGCCTTCCATCAGCGTCAGGTTGATGCGGTCCACCGCCTTTACGGGACCGTCGGCGGTCATAAATTCAATGGTCAGATTACGAATATCGAGTAACGGCATTATTCCACTCCCGCCTCTACAGCGCGGCGAATACCGTCGCCCAGCAGGTTAACGATTAATACGCTGATCATCAGCGCGACGCCCGGCAGCATCACGGTCCAGGGCGCGACATAAACCAGCTCCAGCGAATCGCCGAGCATCGCGCCCCATTCGGGCGAGGGCAGCTGCGCGCCGAGATCGAGAAAGCCGAGCGCGGCGATATCGAGAATCGCCAGCGACAGCGAGCGCGTCACTTCGCTGATCAGCATCGGCAGCACGTTGGGCAGAATCGCATGGCGCAGGATATCAACGTTGCTGGCGCCGTCGAGGCGCGCCGCCACCACATACTCTTTTTCCAGCTCGTCGTGCACCGCGCTATAGGTGGCGCGCACCAGACGCGGCAACAGCGCCAGCCAGATCGCCAGCAGCGCGTGCTCGAGGCGCGGGCCGAGAAAGGCCACCACGATAATCGCCAGCAGCAGCGTGGGGATCGACAGCAGGGTATCCAGCACGTGATTCATAACGGCCGAGCGCAAACCGTGCGTAATGCCCGCCAGCACGCCAAGCGCCAGCCCGCACAGCGTGGCGAACAGCGTGACCAGAATGGCTGAACCCACGGTCGGCGCCACGCCGCTCAGCAGGCGGCTTAACACGTCGCGTCCTAAATCGTCGGTGCCGAGGAAAAAGGAGACGTCGCCGTAGCGCGACCAGGAGGGCGGCAGCAGCTGATAGCCGAGGAACTGCTGATC